CTACTCCAGAGATTTTTTTACAAGGTCCCTCGTTCGTCCTTGCCCGGGAAATATTATTCTGACTATCTTCCCGTTTTTACTGTCCAGGTTTTCAAAATATACATTGCCTTCCCGGTAATACAGTCCCGCTATATCCGGGCGCTCGTAATGGATGTATTTTCTTTGCATTATTTAACTTCCGGTCCTCTAACTTGCTTTCCCGGCATACATCCGAAGTGTATGTGCAGCTCCGTCTGCCGCTTTGTCTTGATATAAACATGGTCCCCGCTTATCTCCCTGCCGCACTCGCTGCAGATGTAGACCGGGGATTCCGGTTGTTTTTTTTCTTTTGCCTTAGCCACCATTATTCCTCCTTTTACTCCTGGCCTCCAGCTGGTCCATTAAGTCCTGGAGCATGTGCAATACCAATGGGCAGGATTGATGCCGTTCCCGCAACACTTTCTCCTGCTGTACTATATCCTCCCATTCAGGTGATTGCCAGTCTGGAGGATTCTTATATCGGCGCCAGAACCCGTTATAAACATCATTGTAAATACCCTGTACCTGCTGGTCTGTCAGAAGCATTACATCATCCAAGGTCATAGGCTTTCCACCTTCACGTAGATTCCGGGCCGCTCTGCCCAGTACTTGCAAATTACCTCACTGGCCACTTGTGCATCATCCCGCCAGAATCCCAGGTCTGTCATAACATCCTTAAGTAGCTTGACCAGATTATCCGTATCTGGCTTACTGGTTTTATACTCACCATCCTGGTGGCTGCCCTGAACAGGAAAGCACCACCAGGTTGTCAATCGGAGTGCACCCTGAGCCGGTTTCTCAGGCGCATACCTGGACATGTGGGCCCTAAGCTTTGTCCGGGCCGCTTTCAGCTCTGCCGGTTCATAGAATACCGGTTTCCCATTCACCACATGTACCTGCTTCTCCTGATGGGTACAGGTGGGCGGCTCCATTGCCATAAAAAATTTAAATTTAATCATCATAATCAACTCCCTGCCATTTCCCCGTATCGGAATCATATGAGACAGCTCCAGACTCTTTCACGTTGTTCCATACATAATTCCACACCACTGGATTTTCCAACAACCATTTTACAACTTCGCTATTCTTGATGTTAAATTCCTTCCCCGGGATGGAATGTCTCAGGGGTGGCATTGTTCGTGCAACGTCTAACATCTTGCTTCGTTTTCTTTTAGCCATCTTTGTCTCATCTCCATAATTGTTAAATTTTTATCATTTTCTTTCGTTATGAAAACTTCTTCTGTCAAAGGACAGGGGAAGGGAGGACGGCGGGCAGCGCTTAAGCCCGCCTTCCTTTCCCCCTTTGACCGTCAGGGAAAATGCCATAATATATATTTATAATATATAGGCTTTTCCTTCCCTCGGAAAAACTCGGTATTTTCTCGACTTTTTCCCTCAAAGGGAAATTCTCGGTAATTTTCGAGTTTTTCACTTTAAGAGGGAAAGGGAAATTTATCGAGTTTTTCCTTATGAGGGAAATTGCTTCCCTTCGAGTTTTTCCTTATGAGGGAAACCCTTTTCCATCCGTATTTTTCCCTTTACTTCTTACCCACATTTCCTTCATCGATCCAGAATCCCCCATGTTCCTTTATACGGTTTCGGACTGTTTTTTCGGTCGTTCCCATACTCTCCGCCAGTTCCTTCACGGTTACTTTTCCATCCTGATTAAAGCTTTTTAAGGACTCGTACTGTTCTTCCAGGCTATCCATGCGGTCCTTCTTAGCCTGCTCAGGCGTCCGTTTTTTCTTGAAGTTCTTTTGCCAGGATGCCCCGTTAGCCTCCGGCTGTATATCGTTCAGGATGCCCACGCCGTCCACCCTATGGCATGGATAATCAAACCATAGGTTGACCGCGGGGAACTTCGGGAACTCCCTCAGTGTCCCTTCAATGCGCCAGGCCGTCACGGCCCTGGCCCTTATCTTGGCAGCCTCAACAATGCGCTGTAGGGCTGCCCATTGCCACTTGTCCAGCTTGTTCTCGCAGTAATTTAGCATTTGATAACTGCTGCATAAGTCGTCCTGTGATAGGTCATCGTCCCACTTAAAGTGGGCATCCAGGTACTGTTTACAAGCCGCACACACTGTCTTGTTTTCTTCGGCCTTAAACACATCCTCAGATAGCTCAAGCTCTATCATATCCAGCATGGCGTCAGGGTCGCGAGCAAATACGCCGGAGCCGGATGCCCGGTCCATGGCTTTCTTGCTGCCCTGGCCGCCCTTACTATGGTGATGGCAGTAAATGACCGCCACGCCCAATTCTGTACACACCCGGTCAAACTGGTTACAGAAGTTGGCCATCTGGTCTGCGCTGTTCTCGTCACCGGTGATGACCTTATAAATGGGGTCAATCACAATGGCTATGTAGTTCTTCTTGGCTGCCCTGCGTATGAGCATCGGCGCCAGTTTGTCCATAGGCCGGGACTTACCACGCAGGTTCCAGATATCAATGTTTTTAAGGTTGTCTGGTTTCCATCCCAGGGCCTGGTACACATCCCTGAAACGATGCAGACAGCTGGCCCGGTCCAGTTCCAGGTTCACATACAGGACACGCCCTTGGGTGCATTTCCAGCCTAACCACTCCCTGCCCTCCGCAATGGCTATACACATCTCAATCTGCAGGAAGGACTTTCCGGCCTTCGATGGCCCGGCTATGAGCATCTTATGGCCCTGCCGCAGCACCCCGTCAATCAGGCATGGCGCCAGCTCCGGGAGGTTGTCCCAGACATCATCCAGACTCTCTGGATCCGGCAGATCGTCATTGACAGACTCAATCCATTCCTTCCATTCGGTCCAGTTCGCTTTTCCAATATTGGTATCCACCAGGAACTGCTTATGTTCCCCACGGATAATCCCGGGCATCCTGGACAGTCTGGAAGGGTTCTTATTCTGAGGGTCTATCTCCAGGCCGTTTTTTTTGCAGATAGTATATAGATAGTCCACGCGCTTCTTGTATTCCATAAAATCAGCTGCATCCACGCGCACGATGGCATGCAGGCTCTTCTTCCCGCTATGGACAAGGCACGCCACCGGCAATTCCAGCTCACGTATGATAGCGTGCTGCTTCTCAATATCCATCCCATCCGACTCCACTAGGGAGTACCGGTAGTCAGCCACATTGGCATCTTTGACTCCTGCCCCATCCATAGGGTTAAACCGTATCCAGGCCCCCGCCTCTGGGTTGTAATCCCCCAGCACACTGCCGATATCACCATTACAGTTAGATAATGCTTCAATTAGCTGTCCGGCAGTACGGTCATAAGCGCCTTTGTCTGCTGGTAGCCACTTCTCATCCTTCTTCCAGCTCTTTACCACATATCCAACATTCTCCCCAGCCTCGAATAGGGTTTCCAGATAGGTGGTAAGCTGTTTCACAGGGTCCCAGCTATCCGGCTCCTTTACGTCACGGCCTTCCACCCAGTTTGTATCCACGATGACACCATCCGATGAGATGGCATCCTCCCAGTCCAGTGCATGTCCCGGGTCATAAGGAGGAGTCCATCCCTGTTCTTTGGCATACTGTACAATAGTACCGCCGGTTACTGGTGTATTATGTCCTTGAAATCCCCGCCACTTCTTCTGGCACTCACCAGGATGATACCTGCCTGGGTCCCTTTGGCTCCATGCATCCCAGATTTCCACGCTGTATCCCTCCTGGTCCAGGGCCATCCCCACATTCAGCCATTGCTGGTAATCCAGTTCCGCCGGCTCTATGCTGTTTAAGACCTCTAACAGGTCATACTGGTTATTCTCCATGGCTTACTCCTTATCTATCAGGTACATACTCACTGGGGTTGACTCCTCTCGGGGCCCCGGTCCATCCTGCTGCTGCTATCCTGTCAATCATGTTTTTGCCTGCCTCAAAACTCCAGGTCCCCACATGCTGGAACCCATATTTTTCAAGGCATCGAATCTGCTTCGGGGTTGTCAGTCCTTCCTCCTGTCTCTTATGGAGACGGTCCAGTATCATGCTGGCCTTTCCAGCATTGTCAATATCATCCGGGAGGATACCCCGTTTCTCCAGTTCCTTCTTCTGGCTATCGGACGGAGGTGCCAGTTCCCATCCAAACGCAGGGACATATCCGGCCAGGTCCTCCGCCTGTATGCTCATCTCAAACTGCAGCGGATCCACCAGTTTCTTCTTTCGGTTCCGCATCTCACGCAGCTGTTTGGCCAAGGCTTCCTCCCTTTCTGCGATTACATCCTCTGATGCCTTTATCTCTGCTTCTTCAATATCTACAGGACACCCGCAGGCCTCCTCCATGTTGTCGGTCATCTTTTGGGCCACTTCCCGGTCCGTACAGATGAGGTCTGCCGGATGGCACAGTTCATGGCGTTCCGTGTGCCACAAAAAGTCTAAAAGTAACAGGTGTTTTTTGCTTGGATGCAGCCGGGTGCCACGTCCTACCATCTGGCTGTACAGGCTCCTGACCTTGGTAGGCCGGAGTACGACAATACAGTCAACGGATGGACAGTCCCACCCTTCCGTCAGCAGCATAGAGTTACACAGGACGTTATAATCCCCGCGGTCAAAAGCTTCCAGGATTTCCGCCCGGTCTTTACTTTCCCCGTTGACCTCAGCAGCCTTAAACCCCTTCTCAATCAAAATATCTCTAAACTTCTGGCTGGTCTTAACCAGTGGAAGAAATACCACGGTTTTTCGGTCCTTACAATACTTTTCCATCTCGTCTGCTATCTGGTACAGGTACGGGTCAAGGGCTGTTGCGACATCTCCGGCCTTGAAGTCTCCAGACTGCATGGACACGCCTGACAGGTCCAGCTTCAATGGTATGGTCAGCGCTTTGATAGGGGACAGGTATCCAGCCTTAATAGCCTTGGGAAGAGTATATTCATAGGCCAGGCTGTCAAACACCTTACCAAGGTTCTGCATATCCCCACGGTCTGGGGTCGCCGTCACTCCCAGGACCCTGGCCTTGTCAAAATGCGCCAGTATCTTCTGGTAGCTGTCTGATATGCTGTGATGGGCCTCGTCAATGATGATGGTGTTGAAATAATCGGCCGGGAATTGTCCCAGCCGTTTCTCTCTCATCAGAGTCTGGACAGAACCGACCACAACCCGGAACCAGCTGCCCAGGCAGGACTGTTCCGCCTTCTCCGTGGCACATCCCAGTTTCGTTGTTTTTGCAATCTTGTCCGCAGCCTGGTCCAGGAGTTCGCCGCGGTGAGCCAGGATTAACACCCGGTCCCCACGGCGCACGCAGTCCTCCGTCACCTTGGCAAATACGATGGTCTTACCGCAGCCTGTAGGCAGGACCAGGAGTGTCCTGAGGACACCCTTGTCCCATTCCTGGAAGATGGCTTCCTTTGCCTCGGATTGATATGGTCTTAACTCCATTAAAAATCACCAGCCTTAAATTGTTTCGGTTCCGGTGCAAGGTATTCATCCACCTTGTTATTCCTGCGCTGTTTCCCATTCTTATCCTTATACTCGTTGACATAAATCCTGAACCTTCCTGTGGCTCCAGGCACTTCATTCCAGCGCGGTTTCAGTTTCTCTCCCTTCTTCCGCTGTCCGATGCATAGGAAGAACTGGCAAAGCTTCCACTCCATCTTGCTGTTCAGGATAAGGTCATCAAAAACATGGTGTTCGTTTCCGTCTGAGTCCTTGATGACGCAGTCAATCGTTGCCTTATTACAGGCTGCCATCTTGTCGCTACCCGCAAACCGTCCCCGCTCCATGGTCCTGATTTCAAAATCGTATTCTCCATCTGGTAATGGCTCAAAATCAGAACCCTCATTTTCTATCTGGTCATCCCAGCTTAATTCCCTGCCCAATGCTTCATTTATATCACTCATGTACATTTACCTCCTAATTGAATACTAATGCGTCCTTTTCTTTCATTTCCTTAATCATTCTATATACCTTGTCCCAGGCCCCTACCAGACAGCCATCCACAAAGTCCTTCGGGTAATCCCGCACTGGCATGTCGCCTGGGAAATATCCTCTCGCCTCCACCACAGCCTGAATGTCCCACTCGCAGACATCATTTGCTATCATGAGGTCCCGCAAGTTCCTGGGAATGCGTTCATCTACAGTAGACAGCTCCGGCTTGTTTATAGGCCCATCATTAACAGGTTCCGATGTTTCCGCTTCTTTTGCAGGCTCCTTACTGCTCTTGTCATTACTGACTGGCTGTTCCTGAGGTGACGGCTGGTTTTTAGCTGTGGCCGTGGCCGGCGCCTCCCGTTTCTCAATCGGGGATGATGTGGCCATCTGGGCCTGCTCGATGATATGCCGGATGCTGTCATACTCAAACGGTACTTCATTAGCCAGTCCATACCGGTTCTTGGCATCCCAACAGCTGTGGTGCGTGGTATACATAACACGTTTTCCGCCCTGGCCCTTATTCTTTCCTTTCTGGGCCCCCTGACCGTCCACATTGACCACGATTGTCTTATAATTACAGAACAATACCATATCGGCCCATTCCTTTACCATGGGTGCCGTCTGCTTGGTCAGCTTCATCTCCCAGCGGTCATAAGCTCCCAGTTCATCCGGCTGCTCAAATTTCCGCATTTTTGCGTGGGCCGTCAGTACTACGTTGACGCCAGTCTTGACCACTTCTTCCAGCAGGTTCAGAAGCCGACCAAACTCCTCCTGAACATAGGTATACCCTTTGCCATACCCAAATTCCTCAATGCTGCTCTTATGGTTCTTGTCACATATCTGGGTAATGCATAGCATTTCAGCCCAGTCTGCCGTATCAATGACCAATGTCTGGCACAGGCCAGGGGTGCGTTTCACCTCCATCACCTGTTCCATTAGCATCATCCAACTGCTAGGGGTTGGTGTCCGGGCCACATCCATGTCCTTGGTTGAGCCCTCCGTATCTATAAAGAGAGGGCCTGGGAACATAGATGCAAACGTACTTTTTCCAATCCCCTCGGGTCCATACACAACTACCTTCTTAGCTCCTGGTATCTTTCCCTTAATGATTTCCATTAAAAGTCACCTGCCTTCCATCCTGTCTGTTTTTGAGGCTCAGGAGCTGCCGGCATATCCTGCCCGACTACGTATCCGTCTTCAATTATGATGCTGCACTCGTCTCCCGTGCTTACTCTGGTTGCAATCGCCTGCAGCCCTTCCTGCTCCAGCCACTGTCCAAACTCCTGCAGCGTATCCAGATCCATCTGCTCCAGCTTGTCCAGGAGTACAAAACCACAGTTGGGATTAAGCTTGCGTACAATGGCTGTAGATACCCGGAGCTGTTCGGAGCCTGACATGTTGTCCCACTTCTGTCCGTTGTAGATAAGCTCCCCATCTTCCACGGACAGACCGGGAAGCGGGAGGTCAGCTCCCTTTAACAGTTCAACCTTCTGTTCCCTTACCGCCTCTATCTTGGTAGTGAGGGCGTTGTACTGCGCTCTATAGTCCTTGGCATCTTCTTCGGCCTTCTCCTTATCCAGGTTGGCCCGTACCTTGCGGTTGGTTTCCTCGATATCCGCAATGTTCTGTTCCAGTTCCGCTGTGGACTGGTCATTCAGGTCCTCCGCGGTCCCCCTGGCAATCTTAAGGTCGGCATCCAGTTGCGCCTGCTTTCGGAGAAGGCGCTGTATCTGCTCCGTGACCTGCTGGTATTCCTGTTCCAACTGGTGGTAGCGTTCCCGCTTCCGTTGGTTCTCCCCGTTCTGCGCAAGGATGTCCTGTTGTTTCCGGATAAGTTCGGATGCAGATATGGGTGTGGATGGGACATCTGGAAAGTAAGGCTGTTCCTTTGCGTATTTCTCTTTCTGGTCAGCCGTACGGCCTATGTAGGTACGTTCATTGTACATCTCTTTCTCCTGACGTTCCAATTCCGCCAATTGAGGACCGACACCTATAATCTGTAATAAGGTGTTTGCCTTATCCTTACTGCTCCCCTCCATAAACTTTGGAAGGTTCAGGGCCAGCTGCTCCACAAACTCATCCAGGAGCTGCTGGCCGGCCTTTCGCCCACTGGGGTCAGTTACCTTAAGGCTGCTGTTTTTCCCTTTGCGTTCCACCACCAGGCCATTGTTCATGATGATGCGCAGATTCGGTGGGATGGTGGAGCCTTCCCTGGTTGCCTGTGATGGCCGGAACCGTTCCCCTCCCAAGGCCCATGCTATGGCATCCAAGACGGATGTTTTCCCCTGATTATTTTTACCCCCTATGATGGTGAGTCCGTTTGACGTGGGTTCAATCTTCACGGCCTTAACCCGCTTCACGTTTTCGATTTCAAGTTTGTTTATCTTTATTGACATCTTATTTTCCCCTTCCCTTTTTGGATTTTTTCGACATATACCGTATTGTCCAAACGGTATACCTCAAAATTAGTTCCCTCATTCTTCTTTTTCCAGCTCCGCATTGTGCCGGCTTTTGACGCAGCTTCTTTCTTGTCTATAAAAGTCATGGCCATAGTTTTATGGTCCGATGACAGAAACTCCAGTAATACTTCCACGGCGACACTACTGATTCTCTGTTTCGCAGCTTCCGGAATCCGTTCATCAAATTTTATTTCCACCTGTTTCTCCTCTCTATGCTGATACCTTATATTATCGGTCGTTATTATGTCCCCATAGGTCAGGCCGTCTGTTCCGGGGATTTCCGCATCCAAGCTTACTGTCTGTATTGTCCTGGTCTGTTTACGTCGCTCAGAACATACATAGCTGCGGATAGTCTGGTTTACGATGGTACGGAATGACCACTTGTGCAAATCCGGCCTCGCGAACCATTTTTTGACGGCATGGATATATCCAATCGCTGCTATGTCCGTCAGTTCCCTGTCCAAGCGCTGTTTCCGGATGGCCCATTTTAGGCAGTCATGGTTGTCTGCCGCAAACTGCTGTTCTTCGGGAGTGAGTGGAGTGAGCATGACACGTTCCATGGTTTAATCGTGCCCCCCCCCCCATTATTTTGCCTTTTTTCTCAGTTCATCCAACGCAGTAAGGTATAACGCCTGAAGAGTCGAAGCCTGGTCTTCTATATCATCACCGGCTAACGCTTTTGAAACGCCTAAAAGAAGAGCGACTGTAAGAGAAACGACATCTCTATATTTACCCCGTATCGTTGTCTCAGCTTTCTCCCCGTGTGCTTCAATCCCTACGATGGGTACATTCTTTTCAGTTTTTATCATTGATTTTTCCTCCTGAATCCCTTATACTAAGGGTGATTAGATTATTTTAGTTATCGGACCTTCGGACGGCTCCACCCGTCTGGGGTCCATTTTTTGTATGACCGGCACGGCATCATTCGGCTCCGCTCCGGGCATCTATTCCTGAACCGACATGTCCGGCACACATCCTCTATCATCGTCTGCCACCTCCTTACTCTTTGACATAGACAGACTTGGTATCGTTGTCATATACCAGCCGCAGCGTGTCGCCGGCACTATCCACAATCATGGCCTCGTTGTTATGTACGGTCAATTTAAAATAGCGCATCTCAAAACCCTCTGACTGCAGCCACTTGCGGATTGCGTACTCCGCGATGCTCTTTGCACCTTTAATCACTTTCCCCTTCCTCCTTTCAAATTGCGCCCATCACCAGCGCCATAATCCACCCAGTTGCCACCACCATCCCGCCCATCAGGATGACCGCCGGCACAATCCACTTGGCTGCCATCATTAAGGGATGCTCGTCCTTTTCGTCATCACATCTCAATTTCATGCACCTCCCCTTTGTCGTACACCACACGGATTTTGTCACCATTGATGTCCGTCACTATGGCCTCATGTGCGTTGACTGTTTCCATGTGGCCATCCAGGCCCGGGTAAACCGCTTCCAGGTATTGGCGGATACGGTGCTCTGCAAATGTCTTAGCTCTCATTGGCTTGTCCCTCCTTCTATTTCTGCAACAGCAGCGTCAATCTCCTCCATAGTTCTTCCTAAATACTGAGCCACTAAGTTTGTCTGTATCACTATGTGCGCCCGCTTCCCGTGCTTCTCATAAATTCCAATGGGATATTTGCCTATCCTGACTTTTTCAATAAGGTAGGGCACATCAACGCCAAAGATTTTTTGCTGCTGTTTTGGTTCTGATTCGGTTTGGACGCATTCTTTCGCTCCTTTCTACTTCTACAAAAGATTTTGTATCTTTTCTGCAAAGTCTTCGAACTCTTTTAAATATGGGTAAAGAGTTTTATCCATATCTGAAAGCATTTGTTGTAGCTCTGTTCGATTTTTTACTTTCGAAATAAACATTTTAAGTCTTTGAATCTGAAAAAGTGCGTAAAGTATCATTGGTAATTGCTTCAATGGTACTTTTCTGCACCTTATTGCCATCACAAATGTCTCTTGCAATAAAGTGATGGTTTTCATTGTCTGTTCCAGTTCCCTCACTCCTTTCTTATCTGGAAATCCTCCCCTCCGTGTGATACAATCGCTTTATCAGCACCGCCATGCTGAAATAAATTACATAGGGGATTTTTGAATGAATACGCTTCATAAAATGTTCAGTAATTCACAGATAAGTTTTGACCCATTAAATTTCATTGGCCTATTAGCCACGGTTTTGATTTCTTTTTACATCTTCAAATCAGAAATACCTTTCTCGTATATCAAAGAAAGACATGAAAAGTTGATTTTTCCGCTCTTTGATTTACTCGAACCACTTTTGTATCAAAAGCCTGATGACAATACTTGGGAAAGCGTCTGTAATATCATTGAAAAAAACAAGTCGCTGGCAGATGGAACATTGTTAAACATCTATTATTACTGCAAAAACTGTCCCAGCCAAGAAAATTTTATCGCGCTTTGTTCCTACGTTGACCACGCATATGATAAATCATGCCAATTGCAAAAACTGAAGTGCCGGTCAATCGAATACAGGATTCTCCATAAACAATACAAAAGCAAAACCTATCTTGTCTTTTATATACTCGCACTTTCCTTATTGGGGATTATTTTCTTTTTGATTGGATTAATTGCTTTTGTTTTAATGCTAGTCCTGGCTAAAAGTATTTTTGACTCTGCCGATAATAGCGCAAAAATTGTTATGCTCATACTCTTTTCAGTTGCTGGAATGGCTTTTGTAAAATATGTAGAAAGGCACCAATGATTTTATCTTTTTAGCAATATCACACATGTGCAAAAGACGATTAAACCATAAGGCATCCCATAAACCAGACCAATCCAATAGCTTACTATGGCCGTGAATAATGCTGCGCATGCTTGTTTTATCCTATTCACCCCCTTTTTTTTCTGCTGCCAGAAGCTCCTTATTGGAAACCCTTGTCTTTCTCTCTTCTCCACCTTATACTGTACTTACAGGCGTTGCAGCGCCGAGTACGAAAGAAGGGAGATTTCTTAATGAGTAAATAAAGAGCTTGCTACCGAAATAGTTATTGCGCAAATTCAGGCTCAGTCTATTATCAAGATGGACCAAATACATACTGGGTCAGTCATTAAGGCAGATTCGGTATGCAATTTACTGAAGATGTATTACAACACGCTTGAATCTCTGGGTAACAAAACCGAATAAATACTTATCATGCTATTCGTAATCCCAGAAAGATAAGCATCTTCGCATTCCTTAGACCTCTCCGCTAACAGTTCCAGCTGCTGGCGGAGAATCTCTTTTTCTGTCATCTCGCTAAGTGTTTTATTTTTCATTCCTCTCACCTCGTTTCCTGTGTCTCTATGCCACCATTAATGGCGGGTGTTGTTACTGCTGCAATCCAGAACCAATTTGGTTCACATTAACAAGAATTGTTACAGTGAGCTTCGCCGGTTCACTTGAATCGGCGGAGTTTTCCAGCTTGTATGCTGTTACATTCGTAATCTCTTCACCGTCAAGGAAAAGCTGTTCTTTTTCATTGATGGATACAGACTTTAAATCGCGCATCTCAAATTTCCTCCTTTCTTATAGAAATCCTTACTGCGCCTTAAAGGTTACATCCATCCCCGGATACTGTGCCATCAGCATTCTCTTGGCTTCCGTAACCATCACGTTTGCCGCCAGTGCCCACTGCACCACGTCACAATGCTTCTTGCCATCCAAATAGCACCAGATGGTCCTTGTCTTATTCTTTCTCATTGGCTTGTCTCTCCTTCCTGCGGCATTTCCAATCCTGTCCGCTCCTCAAAATACTTCCTTGGCACCATGCCGGGACGGGTCAAAAATCCTTTTTCCTCAAGCTCCTGATTTAGCTTCCCGATGACCTTGTATGCATGGCTCCTGGAGTATGACAGGACTTTGGCGACATCATCGGCTGTCATTAATGGCTTCACCATAGCCCCTTATCCTCCCTTCCTCGTCTTGATGTTTTACACCACCTCATGATACACCACAGTACATGTTTTCTGATTGCCCTTAGAATCCACGTAAGGGATTCTGGTGGGATAAAAATTTTCTATCAGCCACAGTCTCACATCTTCCAATACGGTTGGCTTATACTGTACTGTCACATCGTCATGTCCGTTTCGGCTGAAGGCCGTGGTAACAATCTCACTGCTCGGAATATGCAGTTTTTTAATGATGGCGCTTACGGCCTGATTGTGAGGCTTCCCGCTGGTGGAGTAGATACTAAGTTCCTTGGCTATCTCTGTGCAGTCATAGAGCTTTGGCATGTCCTCTTTATCTGTAAGGAGCGGTGCTTTGACTTCATACCCTAAATCTGTGTACAGCCTTTTTACCTCTGCGGCTACATATACGGGTTCAACTTTTGCCTTCTCCAACGTGCTCATGACGTTCTTCACCATCATGTTGACGGAGGAAAGCGGTAAGCGCTTAGCCTTGTCCTGCTTCTCCTTCTTTGGCATCTCATAGGAACCGGTCTTGCGAAGGGATGGCAGGACTTCCATGGCAAGCCACTGCTGATACTTCAACGCCCGGTCATTTCCAGCTTTAAAGCCTAGCATGTAAAACAAGCTTTCGGGAATGTAATCATCTTTCCCCACTTCTGGGGAAAATCCCAGTTCCCTGCAAAATGAGTTAAGCCGCTCCCATTTCACATATGTTTTACCGTTCTTTTCCTGCGTCCACCCATACCCGATGGCCGTATCCTCCGCATTGACGGAGATACTATCATCCAGATTCAGGATGGTGCGTACTCTAAATCCTAATTCTTTTTTCTCAAAGAGCTTAACTTCATTCATTTTATGCGTCCTCCTTACTAAGTTCAATATTTTGAACTTTTGTTTTAAAAAAATATGATGGAATATCTTTGTCAGATAGATTAAGCAAAGCAATTGCTTTGCAAATATCAGGCTGCTTCCATGCCCTAAGACCATTCATTTTTAGAGAAAGCGTTCTTTCTGACCACCCCATCGCAACTGCAAAGCAAGCTTGTGTACCAAAAATTTCCACAATTTTTCCTCGCAGTCTACTATAATCAAATGCCATGTGGATTACCTCCTTTCTAGTTAAATATTTTGAACTATTCATATAATAGCATCTCTATTTTGAACTGTCAATGCAAAAGTTTGATATTTTTAACTTTTTAGTTTTTCATATTGAACTTTTGTTTAATTTATGCTATAGTAGAAAACAGAAAGGCGGTATTATTTATGAAAAAGGAAAACACTGCTGTTCGATTAAAAAAAATAATGGATGAAAGAGGTATCCGTCAAGTTGACATACTAAACTTAGCTGCTCCGTATTGCGAAAAATATAATGTTAAAATGAATAAGTCAGATCTTAGCCAGTATTGTTCTGGAAAAACGGAGCCCAACCAGGATAAATTATTTGTTTTGGGAGCCGCCCTTAATGTAAATGAAGCTTGGCTCATGGGATATGATGTCCCCATGGAACGGAACGATTACGAGGACCCAAATATTTTAATTCGCGATGCTGAGTTGGAAGAAATAGATAAAATTTTAGAATCAGCCGGGTATTCCCTTTGCTGTGAAAACTATGATGGCGATTTTTTTACCGTAAAAAATGTGTACGGACAGACTATAGCCAGTTTTCATAATTATGAGTTATTAGCACGATATAAAGCATTAAAGAAAAAGCACAAATTAACTGCAAAACTATTAATTTCATCTGAAACAGCGTTTTTCAAATACCTCGAAAGCTTAGGTTACTATATCGGGTCTGATGACCCCGAACACAAGCCCTTTATTCAATATGATAATGGTGCCGTACAAATGGATATGAGTGAATTCAATGAAATCAGAACACGCATAGATGCATACACAAAAGCAACTCTTGACTCCTTTATTCTAAGGCTTAATGAGGATGACATAAGACGGCAACGCCTTGAAAAAGAAAAAGTCATAAAGCAGTTGCAGGGGAGTCAGTTTGAAAAAGATTGGAACAGGGCCCATCTAGAACCCGTAGCCGCTCACGAACGTACCGACATAGAAGTAACCGATGAAATGCGCAAACACGATGATGACCTAATGGATAATGATGACTTATGGGATAAATAAGGGGTGTTGATTCTTGAACTACTACGAGACATTGATTGATGGTGCTACTTATGATGGATTTATAGTAAAGGAACTTCCCTTAAAATCTGGAGATGGACGCTGTAGAGGACGTCGTATCGCTATCCGCCAAGACATACCAACACTAAAGAAAAAGGCCGATGCTTTGGCCGAAGAAATAGCACATGGAAAGATAACCGTTGGTGATATAAGCGACCAAACAACCCCCGCGAACCGCCGTCAGGAGCGCTTGGCTCGCTTAATGGCTTATGAAATTCGCTTTCCACTAATGGATATAGTACATGCCTTCAAGGCTCATTGTACAAATATTTATGAGATGTCGGAGTATCTTGATGTATCTGAAGATACTATTAAAGATGCCATTGACTTTTACACGCAGAAATATGGCGTAAGCACCACTGTAGATAATTACATCATCCAGTTTGAACCTTATTTGCAGGTACATGAATTCTGGATGTCTCCATTAAAATAATTTTATAAGCAAAAAGCCCCTGTGCGGGAACACAGAAGCTTTTCGCATAGATTTCTCTTGCCGGACTGCTCCAGCAGATATATTTTGCTTCACAACCAAATTATATCATTCCTGGAGCGTCCTGGCAAGGGGCGTATTTTTTTATACCCGAAAGGAGTGATATTATGCCAACGTATTATGATGATAAGCATAAAACTTATTACTGCAAATTTTATTACACTGACTGGACAGGCCAGCGCAGGCAAAAGTTGAAAAGAGGCTTCCCCAGGCAGAAGGATGCAAAAGAATGGGAACGTAATTTCCTGCAAAAGCAGCAGGGCGCCCCGGACATGACCTTCCAGGCACTCTATGACCTCTATACAGAGGACATAATACACAGACTCAAGCAATCTACCATAAGAAACAAGAGAGCCCCTTATGAGCGTTATATCGTTCCATATTTTAAAGAAAAGCGTATAAATGAGATTACCCCTGCCGATATACGCCAATGGCAGTCCAAAATACTGTCCAGCAAATTGAAAGACACATATCAACGCCAGATATACAATCAGCTCAATGCGGTGCTTAATTTTGCAGTACGATACTATGGTCTACCCCGGAACCCTTGTAGCATTGCTGGTCCCATCGGAAAAGCCAGAGCCAGCAGAATGGATTTCTGGACACTGAATGAATTCAACACATTTATTGACTCAATACGAAATCCTCACCTCTATGCTGCTTTCATGACACTTTACTACACTGGTATACGCTGCGGTGAGTTACTGGCCCTAAACCTGGAAGATGTAAACCTGGACATTGGTACCATCCGTATATCGAAAACTTACCACCGCATTAACCGGCAGGACGTAATCACGTCACCTAAGACTGGCAACAGCGTTCGTGATATTACCATACCACCATTCCTGGTCACCTGCTTGTCAGATTATGCTGAGCGCATTTATGGGATAGAGCCTAATGATAGGCTCTTTCAGACCACGCAAAGCAAACTAATCACTGCCATGAATAAATATAGCACGATATCTGGGGTTAAGCGCATTCGCATCCACGATATCAGGCACAGCCATGTCTCGCTGCTCATAGATATGGGCTTTACTCCTCTTCTTATCGCTGAACGTATCGGCGACACCGTGGATATGGTTAACAATATATATGGACATCTATATCCTAATCGCCACAGTGAAGTAGCTGACAAGTTACAGCAATTAGTATCAAAGTAG